GACGTCCATTTGACGCGCCAGGGCGTAGGCGCCGGCGATCGTCGTCTCAGAACGGATGTCGTAGCGGCTCTGGATCTCGGCGATGTCCTCAATCATCTGCGCGATGGCGCGGTGACCGTTGGTCATCGGCAGCACGAACTGCTGCTGCGTCTCGGTAATGGCCTGCGGCGTCAGCGCGGCGCCGGCCGCCTTCGCGCTGGCGGTCAGGTTGTGCCTGCTCGGCAGATTGATGGTGTTGGCGTGCTGATCGACGAGCGCGGACTTGTCATCAAACAAGGCGGCGACGACGACGTCGTATTGAATGGCACGATTTAACTCAGGACTCCACACCTGATCGATGAAAACCGCGCCCGTTGTAATCGTGACGTTGGCCAAGGTTTTCTCAAAGCCCCCGAAGAGGGCTTGTTAGTTTGAAATTGTCTCGCTCTAACTAGCCCTGAGTACGGCCATTCGCGTGGTCGGCGGCGAGCTGCGCGGTGATCGCGTCGATCTGGGCACTGCTGAGCTTCGCGGCGTCCTTCGGCGATAAGGCCAGATAATCATCCACACTGAGTCCGCCCAGGTTGGGCGCGCCGGAGCCGTTGGTCCGCTCGGGCGTGGCGCGCGAGCCGACCAATCGCCCGCGCAGGCCCTCGAGTTCGCCCTCGAGTTTGGCGACCTGCTCGTCGCGACTCTTCTTGCCGAGGTCGAACGCGCGTTTGGCGAGCTCGGCCGCTGACGGCGCGCTGTGCAGCGCCTGGTAGCCGTCCTGGTCGAGACCGTCGAGCTTGCCCAAGTTGGCGAAGTCGACGGCCATCTCTTGCAGGATCTGCTGCCGTGTGCTCTGCATCAGCGCCGCGGCCTGACGATTGCCCGAATACAACTGCAGGACAGCCTGACGGGCACGATCCTGCGTGGCATAGTCGGGTGACGCCAGGTCGTTGAAAAGGCTCTCGATACGTTCGTTGGCCTCGCGCTGCGTCTGCCGGAACGAATCCTGCTGCTGACGCTCGGCCTGCTCACGCTCGAGGGCGGCGCGCCCTTCGATCAGACCCCGCTGGTACGCATCGTCGCCGCGCTGTCGTCGGGAGCCCTGCGGTTCGGCAGGTCCTGCAACCTCTGGCGCGGGTTCAGAGACGGTCGCCTCGACAGATTCCGGTACCTCCGCGGACGGTGCGGCTGGGTCAGCAGGTCTCAGCGCCTCGGGATAGATCGACGGATCGGGCCCGAGTTGCAAGTCGACCTGCGGGCCAGCGTCCGGGCCCGTGGGAGCAGGTGCATCTGCCGGTGGCGACGTGGGCGAGTCTGACATTGGAAAAGGAGACTCAGACGCCGTTACTGTACGTCAACATCGCGTTAGCAATCTCTTGACGAGCCGGCGCTATAGTGCGAGCACATCAAAAAGGAACGCCCGCGTCGCAAGTTGGCTTTCGCGACCGGGCGTCAGGCACCGAAGAAAGGTTGAGTTTCCCGATGCACTCCCAGTCTAACGAACAGCCCGACCACCGGCATCCAGAAATCGAGCGCGACATCGCCAAGCGCTTCACCCTGCTGCACGAATTCATGGCGCAAGGCTTCGCCGACATCCTGCGCGGCTTCGAACGCGTCGACGCGCGTTTCGATGAGGTCGATCGGCGCTTTGATGCGGTCGAACGACGCCTGGATGCCCACGACAAGCGCTTCGATGCGATCGATGCCCACCTGCGCCGCATCGGCCCGAACGGACAGCAGCCATGACGCATACAGTTATCTATTGGTGGCTCGGCGGAATGGCCTTGATGCTGCTCGCCAATCTGCTGTTGGCCAATGTCATGGGCGCGACGATGTTCGTGCCCTTCGTCGCGTTCACCGGTTTCGCCGGGCCGGTTCTCAGGCGGCACTCCCCAGTAGCGCCTGCATGAGCGCGCGGTGCTGGGCGGTACGCAGCATCTGCTGCTCGAGCATTTGCTGATTGGCGAGCACGTCCGGGCCATAGCCCATGACCGGCGCGAGAGCACTGCCCGTCACCCAGTTCGCGCGACTGGGTGCCGCGCCAGTCGTGGTGATATCCCGCAGCACCATCTGCTGAGCCGCCGTCGAAGCCGCCTGATCAATGGTGCCAAGTGCCTGTTGCTTCGCATATTGCGTCATCTGCTGCCAGCGGTCCGAGTCCACGAGTGGACCCGCCGATCGCTGGATGATCTGGCCGCGATATTGCTCGTAGTTGAGCCGCTCCTGCGGCGTCAGAGCGATCTCACGTCCAGGCCCATACGCGATCTTGTCCGGCGTGGCCACGGGTGTGACATTGGCTTTCTGCATCGCGTCCAAAATGGGCGTCGGCACGCCGGGGGCCGTTTTCACGGGTAACAGTTCACCGAGTCCTTGCAAGGGATTGGCTAGTGGGCGCCCCAGCACGTCCTGCCTGGCCGGCAGGTTCTCGCGCAGACCGGGGATGTTCTGCAGCACGTTCTCGGCGATGCTCTGGGGCAACTGGGCCGTGGTCTGCGGACTGAGCACCTGACGCTGTTGTGGATCGGTCATCTGCGCGATCGAGCGCACCAGACCCGATTCGGGCACCAGGCCGCCGAGCATACGAGAGGTGATGTCCGTGGCACTCCGCATGCCCGTGGCTGCGGCACCACCACCGGATTTCAGTGCGTCGTAAAGGTCGGCGAACGTGCGCATCGGCGTGGCGGAGGCGAGTTGCTGGGTCACTTCGGAGACCAATTGCCAGGCGGCCGTCATGCGCGGGTCTTCGATGCCATACGCCTGCGGACCTGCGGCCGCCTGTTTGGCCCGCGCGGCGTTGTAGGCCTGCACCGCGTCGGCGTACGCGCCGGCCATCATCATCGGGCCGCGCAACTGAGGTGGCAGCTTCTGCCAGCTGTGATAGGCACCGTCAGGTCCGAGAAAACTGTTGGGCTGATTGCCGTCACCAATCCACACCTGGCGCTGACCTGGATCCTCGGGGCCGTTGCCCGTGATCGCGCCACTCGTCGCCTGGCTCGCCAGCCACACGCTGAGCGCGGTACCGATCAGGTTGTTGGTCAGCCGTTCACTGAGCGGGCCCACCGCGCTACCGGCTGGCGTGGTGCCGAGTCCAGCAGCGTAGGGGCCGCGGCTGGCCAGTCCTCGAGCCACGTCGAACGCTGTGCCAGCCAGACCGAGCGGCGAGTACTCCGCCATGCGACTGCCCATGGCCATGCCCATGCGATACACGGGAAATAGGGCATCACCGACCGGACCTGCCTGGCTGACGAACTTGCCGAATGCACTCGTGAGGGTGCCCAGGTCGCCCCGAAACGCGGCGCGGTTGCCCATCGCCTGCACGTCCGCGCTCACCGGCTGCGCGAACTGACGTTGAAACTCGGTAAACCAGCTCCCGCCAGAGCGGCCCGATGCCGCCTCGCCCGCCGCGGCGCCGTGCTCCATGCTCTGGATCAACTGCGACGTCGCGTTCTGGAAGGCGCCGTGCAGCGCGCCGGCACCCTCGAACACGTTGGCCAGCGCTCCCGGTAGGCCGCCACCGGCACGCGCGGACAGCGACGTCGGGCGCGCCAGACTGTCGCTCAGACCCTGTAGAAAATTGTCGGTCCAGTGGCTCAGACCGGACATGGCACCGAGCGTGCGCCCCTGCAGGCGGCCGGGTTGGAAACTGGCCAGGTCGCGTATGGCGCCAGTCACGCCGTTGAGCATCGGCGACACGGTGGCACCGAAAGCCACGTCGCCCATGGTGTTCAGGCCACTGATTACGCCGCCCTTGTAGAGCCCCTCCAGCCACTGCCCGAGCGTCGGCGCTGAGAGTCCAGCAGCCGCGCCGGCCGCACGCGCCGTGCCAATCGCGCCCGGCACACCCATGGCAATGTCGAGGCCTGGTCCGCCCAACAGCGCGCCGCCGAGCGTGCCCGCGCCGACCTTGAGCCAGCGGTTGGGGTCATTCGGATCCGTCGCCTGGTAGGTGCCGAGGCCGCCGAGCGCACCGCCGCCTAAGAGCCGCGCGAAGGCGGCGTTGGCCTGGCCGAGTTGGGCGCCGCCGAGCGGGCCTGCTCCGCCAATTTCACCCGGCGCAGCAAGGCCTGCTCGTGCCGCTTGCGCAGCT